AGGAAAATATAGCAATGCACCGGGACCCAGGGCTGCAATAAACGCCATGAGGAACGGGGCGACCGGTTCGGAAAAGGAGAGTGCTACGGGTATGCAGAGAAGAAACGAAGAGGCTGAGATTATCAGGATCAGGCCGATA